GAAGCTGTTGGTCTGTTCCCCGGAGAGCCAGGTGGTGGGCGTTCCGGAAGATCCAAGCGATATGTACGCTCTGCGGGTGTTTCCAAGTGTTGCCATAACTCAAGGGATTAGGAGAGGGTTGGGGTGTGAATTACTGCGCCGGTGGCGGTCAGGCTGATGGAGCGGGTTGCCACGGAGCCGTTGTCGTTGGTGTCGGAGATCGCGGTGACGATGGCCTCGAACACGTCACCCTCGGAAGGGGCCGGCGTTTGGCCGGTGGTCAGGGTTCCGATGAACACCTTGACGGTTGCGCCATTATGCAAGGCGGAAAGGGCCGCTTTCTGCTGGGCGTTGGAGTCGTCGACATAGACGGTCACTTCTGCGGTTGCGCCTCTCTTGCCTGCCAGGAACTGGGACCAGACGGTGCTCTTGTCGCTGTATTCCAGGGCTTCGGAGGTCCTGTTGAAGGAGTTGGTCTGCTCACCCGTCAGCCAGGTGTAGGTGAGCGTTCCGGTGCCGGTCACGATGTAGACACGGCGGGTATTACCAAGTACTGCCATAATTATCTGGGTTTAAGAATTATCATTTTCAATTTCCGGCTCCGGGTCCGGGTCCGTCTTTTCCTTTTCAAGGGTAATGACCAGCTCTTGCAGGAGCCGGTAGATGATCTTGTTCGTGTCGCTGGATTCGGTCAGATCCTGGAGCTGGACCGGAAGGATACCGAGGACGTTCCAGCCTTCGATCTCCAGCTCGGTCTCGGTGAGCAGCCGGAGGTTATCCTCGTTCATCGTCACGGCCTGGGCCAGCGAGCTGTTGCTGATGCTCTCCACGGTCAGGTTGATCTGGCGCAGGGCACCTTCCTTGTCCAGGCGGTCCTGCTCTCTGATGGAGTGGACCTCGACCCTGGGATATTTAGCCGTTGAACCGACGACCACCCCGGTCCGGGTCAGGCGTGCGACCACTGCGTTGTACAGATCGCGGTAGCCGCTCACCTCGTATCGAGGCTGCCTGGAGAATAGTCTGGACAGAATGCTCATCGCGTTTTTTCGTTTATCGCGCTTCTGAGGGCGTCGATGATTTTTTTCTTGTTTTTCTCAATCGCCGGCACAAAGAATGGGTGGGGCCTGGTGCCCTCGCGTGCGATCTTTATTGCCAGCGCCCAGCTTGCTCGCAGGGCTTGTTTACTGTCGTGCAGCTGGAATTTCTTATATACCCATTGGGTCAGTTCATCGGGCGGCGGCATCCTGCCTGCCCGGCGACCATATTCGACATAATAGGCGTAGCCGCCTTGCTTGTTCTGGGTGTCGAAGAATCCGACATCGAGGTTGTCCTCGTCCACCTTCTGGACCTTGCCGCTCTGGCGCAGGAGGCTGGATGCCACCGAGCCATTGTCCCGCAGGTTCATCTGTGCGTCTGCGATGATGTTCAGACCGCCTCTCTGGAGTCCCTGCATCGCTGCCTTCCGGACTTCCTTGCTGGCCGTGTCGAACTGCCGCAGCAGCTTGTCCAGACCCTCGACTGATATGGAGCCCCCGTCTGCCATCACGCCTCCGGATTATCCTCCTGGTACCAGCCGCTTATGCGGATGATGCGTCCCCGGTTGTCCACGTCCTCCGGGTGTGGGAAGTGGATATGGTGTCCACGCCACGTTATCCCATCGAAACGGGCGCACGGGCAAGGCTTCCGGAACTCCAGGTCCACACCAACCACGTCCGCCTGTTGAAAGGTCAGCATCGTCTTGGTGGCGGACATCTGGCGCACCTGGGCGTACACGTCCATAACCGGGACCGGCTCGCTCACCTCCAAGTGGCTCATCGAATCGACGGTGGCCGTTGTCCTGGTCAGCGTTATCCGGTCATTGTACCGGCGTGCGTTCTGTGGTTCTCGCCTCATAGCCAGCCGTAGGTCTTTGCGAGGATCGCTGCCTGTACCGGTGCGTCCTCTCCGTCATAGATGGATGTTGCAAGTTCCCAGCAGACCGGCATCAGCTTGTCCGCGTCCGGGGTGTTCACCTCGTTGGTGTAGTCCACCGTTACGCTGGCGGCAGCGCCGGTGAAGATGATCCTGCCTTTGTCCAGGGTGAAGTCCACCGCATTCCCTTCCTGGTCGAGTGCGGCGGTGATGGTCCTGCCCCCCTGGTAGAGAGGGATGGAATCACCGGGCTGGACGTCGTAGGCTGTCAGCTCGAAGGAGCAGGGGAGTAGTGCCGTGTCGGCATATTCCTGGACCTGGAGCATCGCACGCTTGAGGATCGCCTGGAGCATCGCATCCCTGGAACAGTCCGGGACGGAGGCATACGCCTTGAACATCTCAAGCTGTTCGGCAGTTGGCTGCGCTGCGCTGATTATGCGGATTTCGGTTTTCATTCCTGGTGGTTAAAATGAGGGAAGGGGAGCCGGTTGCCCGGCCCCCTTTTCCTCGTCAGGGATTATGCGGACGCTGCCTGGGTCTTGTAGACCTTGTCGACGTTGATTGCGGTCTTTGCGGTGGAGACGCTGGCGACATAGATGAGGCCCTTCTTGTTCGGAGTGCTGACCTTGGTCTGGGCAGCGCGGCGGAAGAACACATCGTATGCGTCATAGACACCGTTGCGGATGAACTCAAGCTCATATCCGTGTCCGGCGTAGATCTCGACGCAGGTGGTGTCGGCTACGAAAGCCTCGCCGGAGGAAAGCCTACCGGTTGGGTAGATCCTCAAGCTGCCGAGCTGGCTGCGTGCCTGGTCGAATATGTAATTGCCGGCGGCATCCTTGATGCCACGGAGGCTGGCGTAGTCAGCCCAGGTGACGAATGCGACGTTGGCATTGTAGCCTTCCTTCGCAACCTGTGCGGCTGCATCGAACAGGACGTCTGCGATGGTGGCATCCTGGTAGGTTCCGAGAGCGGAGAATGCGGTGGCCTGGCTCTTGAGGCCGTAGATCTTGTCAGGGCTGGTGCCGGTGCCGGAGTCTGCTCCGAGGCCGTTCCAGATCTCCTGGTCGAGTTTGTTCAGGATCATCCTGACACCCTCGTTGACGCAGTAGTTATACAGCTGCTCGAACCAGTCCTCGAACTCGGTGCTGATGCGCATCGTGTGCGCGATCTTACCGAACCTGCGGCTCTTTTCAGCGAAGGACACGTCGGACTTCTTGTTGTTCTGCGCCAGTTCGGCGACATAGTCTGCTCCGTTCTGGGCGGTTGCCTCGATCCATCCGAGCTTGTTCGCGGTCCTCGGGCGGATGCCGAAGGCGACGATGAATGCGTTGGCCACAGGGGCGGCGGCGTGGATGGTAGGGTCGACTGCTACGGAGAGGAAGTTGTTCGGGCTGACAAGGCCGGTGCCGATGTCATTGACAGTCTTCATCTCGATGTCAATCGAGAAGTTGTTCTTCTGGGCGTCGAAGTTCTCCTTGATCACGTCCTTCTTTTCCTCGAGGGCGGCGCGGAATGCGCTCTTGAAGTCGGTGATCACCCTTTCCTTGCCGAGTTTCTCGATTTCGGCCTTGAGGGACTTGACGGACTTGTCAAGGTTCTCGATTTCTTTCTCCTTGGCCTCGGTGTCACTCTTGGCCTCGGTCAGCTGGTCCTGGAGGGACTTGATTTCGGCGGTCACCTTCTCGGTGGCGGCCTTCTCGATGCTTTCCTGCATCTCCTTGATCTCTTCTGGAGTCATAGATGGGGTTTGATTAATGGATTGATTTGATTCCTGGTTATGCTCCGGGTCAGCCTTTGCGCTGATCAGGATGGCCGCCGGATTGGCGGCAGTAGTAACAGGGCTGACTTCCACGATCTCGATTGCATCGAGGACGCGGATGTCATACTCGTAGCCTTCCTTGTGTTCCCAATGGTACTTCGTGGCTCGGTAGCCAATGGAGAACTCCTTGACTGCCCCATTTTTCAGTAGGATGGCGGCATCGTTGCCGGTGGTGGTCGGGAGGATGTCCGCCTCGATCCACATTCCGTAGTCGTCGACTCCCTTGTCGGTGATCTTGCCGATTACGGTGGCCCTGTCGTGCTGCCAGCAGAGAGCCATCCGGTCAGCATTCGGTCCGGCAAGGAACTCGTCGCAGGCCCCGGGCATAATGATGTCACCCCAGCTGTCGACGTTGCCGAATGCGAGGGCGTAGGCTTTGATATGGAGGATTCCTCCTTCGCCTTCACCCTTCACCTCGACCCGGGCAGCCGCAGTTTTGGTTTGGATCTCCCCTCCGGGAGGGGTCTCTTTGAACTCTAACATCTTGTTTTGTCGCTTGTTCTGCGACAAAAATAGTTAAGCATCGGTGTACTAATTACACCGATGCTATCCACGTTTTTGGTATGGGGCTATTTCGGGCGGCGGATGCAGCAGCAGGCGCAGTTGATTATCTCGCCTGCGTCAGCGCCCATAGAGGGGTCGTGCGGGTACATCATCATCCCTCCCGGGAGGCTGAACGGCTCATCCTCATCCACCACCACCCCGTCCATCAGTTCGTGGCTTGCGCGGGTGTTTCCCAGGCCGCTGATGCACCATTGCTTGGTGAATCCCACGTCCAGGGTCTCGGCTGCCAGGGCACCGGCCTCCGCCATCCCGATCATTGATTCCGTCTGGGCGATCCGGCGGCACTGCCATTTTTCCAGGGTGGCAAGGTAGCCTGTATATAGCTTCTTGGTCAGTTTCTCTATACCCAGGCCGACATCCTCCGCCATATAGGTCCGAAGGAGTGACAGCAGGGCGGCCTTCCACGTCCCGGTCACGGAGACGATCTCGTTTCCGGCCCTGGTTATCGCATACCGGCGCAGGGTGGCGAGCCAGACATCCTTCT